CTTTTGAGGCTGTTTTTACATGGGTAAATGATAATGTGTTTAAGCCAGTGATAGAAGCATTTACAGCTTTATTTACATGGGTGAATGAAAACATTTTTCAACCTATTATTAAATCATTTGAACTAGTTTTTAACTGGATAAACGACAATGTGTTTATGCCTTTTATCGGATTTATTGAAAAAGTGTTTACTTGGATTAATGAAAATATATTTATACCAATCATAAACGCATTTGAGACAGTGTTTACATGGATAAATGATAACGTATTTATTCCTTTTATTGGATTCATTGAAAAGGTATTTGCATGGGTAAATGAAAACATTTTTATACCAATTGTTAAAGCTTTTGAAACTGTGTTTAACTGGATTAACAATAACATATTCATTCCTATTATAGCATCATTTGAATGGCTTTTTAATTGGGTTAATAATAATGTATTTATGCCAGTTATTGGTGCTTTTGAAAGCATGTTTAGTTGGGTAAATAACAATATCTTTCAACCCATTATTTCAGGATTTGAAAGCATGTTTAGTTGGGTAAAATCAAATATATTTGACCCCATTGTTAGTGCATTTAAGTCAATAACAAGTGCATTTGATAGTATGATTAAAAACATTGAAAAAGCTGTAAATGATGTAAAAGATGCGTTTACCATAACAAATTCGGTTGAAAAAGGTCAATGGTATGACCCTGGAGAGTGGTTCAGTGGTGGTTCTGGCTGGTTTTCTAAAGGTGGTATTGTTGGCGGTTCTGCTTTAGTGAATGGAGATTCAAAAGCAAATGATACAGTACCAGCAATGCTAAGTCCAGGAGAAATTGTTATTCCAAGAACAGCTGTTCAAAAAGGTAAAAGTGGAATTGATGGTTTTCTTGGAAGACTTGGATTTCATAATGGTGGTGTTGTTGGAAAACAATCTTTTGCTATGGGTGGTGTTGTAACAGATAATCCTTTCTTAAATAAACTAAGTGATATTTTACAAGTGTTTTTAGATAAATTTAGTGCCATAATGAATAAAGCTGGACAGGGTACATCTTCAACACCATCAAGTTTATCAAGTGTTGTTTCTGGTTTATCATCGTATTCACCAAGTGCATCATTATCAACATATAAACCACCATCTGGTATTGGAACGGGTGTTGTTTCCTTTGCTCAAGAAAAACCAGTTAATGAAAAAATAAAACAACAATATGCACAGTTAAAAAATGACTTTGATAATTTTACTTATTTACAAAGTGGTGTTTTTGATAGAAGTCATTTAGGAAGAATTCAAGGTTCAAAATCAGCCTCTTCATCTTATGCTACTGAATTATTAAATGCTCAAACAAAATATGAGTCTTTACCTTTTTGGAGTGATGAAGGACAAAAAGCATACCATGAATTCATAAGCGCTTCACAAAAACTACCTCATACCATAACGCAAATATTACAATCCGAGGCAACACAAGTTTATAATGAAATGGAAAAATTAAAAAAACAATATAATTTTTCTAATGGAGGAATTGTTGGTAATAATGGGATAGATTCTAAGCTATATGATACAGTTCCTGCTATGTTGTCAAAAGGTGAAATTGTTCTTCCTAAGAGTGCTGTAAAAGGTGGTTTACCTTCAATGGTTTCTTTTATTCAAGATGTTCTTGGAATGCAAAAACAACAATATGCTTTCGGTGGTATGGTGGATTTATCTCAAGCTGGTAAAGGAACAATGTCGATTTCAAATGTTTCTTCTTCAAATACAGCTTTAAATGATGAAATAAAAAATCTTAGAAATGAGATTAGAGCAATAGGAACAGCTCTTTTAAGAGATACCGTTTCTATAAACAGAACAATGACACAATGGAACGGCGAAGGTTTGCCATCTGATAGAGGTTATTAAGAAAGGAGTTTTTATGATATTGATTAGAAAATATGATATTCCTTATGATAAATTCACAAGTGATGCCACAAATACAGAAACACAATGGACAGCAGGGACATATAGTTTAAATGATATTCGTTGGTATCAAAAGAATGTTTATAAAGTTATTGTAGCAAGTACCACACAAGTTCCTGGAACTGGTACTGATTGGGAAGTATTATATGCAACAAATGTATGGAAATGTTTTGATAATATTGTTGGAACACAAACAGAAAAAGCAGATACTCTTCATTTAACAATAACAGAACCGACGGAACTTATTAATGGTATTGCATTCTTCAATGTTTCTTGTGATACAATTCAAGTTAAAGTTACGGATATAGTAGATGGAATTGTTTATGATAAAACAATAGATATGAGTACAAGCCCAGATTTAGAGGCTGATTGGTATTCTTGGTTCTTTTCTGCTTTTAGATTTATTAAAGATGTTTCATTTATTGACTTACCTGCTTATTTTGGGAGTGGTGTGACAATTGATATAATTTTAATAAATACGGGTGAAGATGCTACAATTGGCGAATGCGTGTGTGGAACTTTAACAACAATTGGAATAACTTCATACCCATTAAAAACAGGAATTTTTGACTATTCAAGAAAGACTGTTACTGATGAGGGATATTATGTGATTGAGCAAAGACCATTTAGAAAAATAGCTGATTTTTCTTTGTCTTTAGAGGCAACGGGCATGGCGAGGGTTCAAAACATTCTAACAGAATTGAGAAATGAACCCACTGTCTTCATTGGTGATGAGAACTTTGAAACTTCTATCATTTATGGCTTCTATAAGAACTTTGATATTTTGTTTGAAGTTCCTCCAATGGCTATTTGTAATTTATCGGTGGAGGGTCTTGTTTGAGTTTATTTCTCATGATAATATTAAAATAGGAAATTTTTAAGAGGAGATACTTATGGCTTTTCCTGATATATCAAGTTTAGGTGTAGTTCCTAATCGCACGCAGACACCTAGTGAATTTTCCAACAATGCAAACAACTTTCTTGGTGCTTTACCAACGTTTAGAGATGAACTAAATGCTTTTGGTGATTATGCTGAATCTTTTGGTGTAACAATGGAAGGATACAAGAATGATACTGTATTAGCAAAAGATGAGGCTTTACAGGCTCAAGTTGACGCAGAATTGGCAAGTCAAACAGCACTCGCTTCTGCAAACTTTAAAGGGGAGTGGAGTAATTTAACAGGAATTTTAAATATCCCTGCTTCTGTAAGTCACAATGGAATTGTATGGCATTTAACGGTCAATCTTCCTGATGTGACTGCGAGTGAGCCAAGTGGAGCTAATACTGATTGGATTGCGGTAACTCAAGGTGAGACAACAAACGACCATTTTGAGGTTGATTTTGAATTAAAGGGAGAATCTTGTGAAATTGGAATGGTATTAGGATTTTATTCCAATGGTAAGGCAAAAGTCATAAAAGACCATCCTGGCATTTCACAATTTTCAGCTAATAATGTTTCTTATAAAGAAGTTATTATTTTAAGTAGCACAAAAGCTATTGTTTGTTATGTGGATGTTACTGATAGTAATAAAGGAAAGGCTGTTGTTGCTAATATT